TTGATCTCATCGTATCGTATCCACGGCAACGGTGTACGATTGAGAAACTCAATCAACTGACCGGAGGATTTCATATTTTCTCCTTGCTTAAATCAACTTCAAGTTGCTCAATCGCTTTATTGAGGTAAAACTGAGCTTTCTTCAAGTCTTGCAGCATGTTACCCTTGTGCTGCGCTCTGGCAACATACTTCACAATCTGCCAAAGCAGCGGACTTGATGGAAACCAATCCTGTAGCACATCTATAACCTCAAAACGTCCAAAGGTATAGTGTGAGGGATGGTTTACTGGATCTTCAGGCATTTCTCCTCCTACGCTTTCTTCAGCATCGCTGCTATCTTATCCATCGTCATTCCTTTAGCGGCCATGTTCTTGAGCAGCGCCGCTATTTGTTCTTGCGCTTTAGTCTTCGACACTGTGCGAGTTTTCTTCACCGTTGTCGTAGTAGTATGGTTCACACTTGTTGTTGAAGGCGTCAAGTGAATCTTCACACCAGCGTACCTGTGCATTTTAGCTGTACGACGTTGCTCTTGCTCAGTGCACATCAGCGACAGAATGTTTCGATGATACTCAATACTAAGATCAAGCTCAAGATCGGATAATTCTACAATCTTACGCTGCGCGAAAAGCCAATCCAGACCGCTAATCTGTATTTCTCTAGCTCTGCGACGATAAAACACTGTGTCACCTTGAGCGTTTCTGTGTTCGTATGTCTTAGTGATAACGCTCTTAGCCACCGAAATATCACTTAGACAATTCACACAATACTGTGCATCAATCGTAGAAGCAAAGTGAAAACAGAACGCTTGACCGCATCGAGTACAGTTTATAACCGACGTTGGATGCGTAAGATTTAGCTCAAGACACACATCACAGACGGTTGCTGTTAGATGAGATTCCTCAACTTCCACAGATTCCACCGGAATTGTTGTGTGTGACGCCTCTTCTGCTGTGATCTCTTCCGGCTCATTTGTCGGCGCAAAGATTTCTTCCGCCGAAGACTCTACTGCGAGTTCATCGAACTTACTATCGTCCATGCTATTCTCCTTGTGTGCTTATGCTACAGAAACTTGTTTGGTCTTATTGCTCTTTAGAGCCTGCTCGGCCCTAACCATTTCCTCCAGAGCTAGAGGGTAAACATTTGTAGGTAGTTGTTTAGATAAGAATAAGTGCAACAGAACACGCATCAATGCACTTTTGCTGAGTTGTGGATAGTCTATTCTAAGCGCATCGTTCTGTGCTACGAATATGCGGGCGGTCATCGCTACGGTCGGTTCGGGTCGGGTGGTCATGTGTCCCATGATACGCGCTTGTATACACGCTGTCAAGGGGCGAAAAATGGCCGTATGCACCTTTGTTTTCAACGACTTAGGCCCAAATCCCGAAAACGGTAGGCCGACTCCAAAAATCGGGATCGGCCTACCGAGTGAGCTAGTGTAAGTGTGCTCACAGTACCTCAAGTGTATCTCCATTAGTCCACAAGCTTCTTACCCAGTGCGGACTTACGATACAACCATCAGAGGCATCATGAGACATATCACTAGTGTCTCCGTGGTTCATAAACGCACTCCGTCCAAACATACGGTTTGTTGGTGCAGGTTCGAGCCGCCAACACTGAGGACCACGCCTAGGATCAGTAAATGGTCCAGAGAAGGTGTATGTTCCCGCTGGAAGTGGACCTTTGTCTTGAAGATTCTGGGAGTGTATGTCGTTAAAGTATGATGAGTTGCCGCTGTAGCCAAAGCCAATAAGCTCTAAATCTGCTGGCTTCACAGAGTTGTCGAGAGTAGCAGGTCCGGTGCCTGCTTCAACAGAGCGTTTGAAGAAAGCGCCCCAGTAGCGATCGTAGTAATATTTCATTCAGCCCTCCAACCACAGGAATAACATTTGTTATCTTCAGTAAGTGTTATTTGACCACAATAAGGACAATCATCAAGAAGCTCATTATCATCAGCCTCATGCATATACCAATAGGCTTCATCCTCTTGTTCTTCGTCGTCGTCAGGATCAGCTAGACCTGCGTCCTGAGAAGAAATGTAATCCGCTGGATAATGCTGCTGCTCCATCAGACGGTCTGCCTCAGCTCTTGATTGTGTCATTGGTTAGCTCCTTTGGTTCTGCGAAATTGGTGATACTACTGTCATAAACCTGACAGCTAAAATATCTGCGCGTGTCGCCTTCGGGTGGTAAAGCATGTATCCACTCACCAATAAACTCTGCGGATATATCCTCCGATACAATACGCTTTGTGATTTTCACAATCGGATGCCCGCAGTTTGCACAAACATGTTTGCACTTATACTTTGGCATACTGTCTCCTTATGTTCTCATTCTGTGCGAGAATGTTAGCAATATCATTGATCGAGACGAACGCACTGTGCGCTCGCTTAACGGTGTCGGAACCTGTTATCTTGTACAGGTAATCACCCATGCCAAGCAGATTCTCGGCGCCGGTTTCGTCAAGAATAACGCGAGAATCCATTGAGCTTGGCAGTTTGAAGGATACTCTAGCAGGAAAGTTTGCCTTAATATCCCCAGAGATTACCTTGACGGAAGGCCGTTGAGTAGCTAAAATGAGATGCACTCCAGCGGCCCTGGAGATTTGTGCAATAGTTTTCAAAAGTGAGTGTATCGACGGTGGGCGCATTTTACGCTCGATCTGTGCTAAGAATGCGTTATCCTGATCTAGCACATCTGCAAGTTCGTCGATGATGAGAATCTTGTACTTAAACTTCTTATCATCTTCAAGCTTGTTCCACTCTCTGATATTCCGCGCCAACCCACTCATTTGTTGATTTCGTAACCTAACATCCTCAAGCAAAACCGTAAGCGCGGCTCTGAGGTCAGAAATGTTGTTGAGTACATATCTAACATGCTCGAGTCCCTTGAACAATACGAGATCAAGATTCTTAGTGTCCACAAGGATAAACTCAAGCTCTTCTGGAGTACGAAACAGAGAAAGCGAGCATATAAGCTGAGCGGTAAATACACTTTTCCCTGAGTTAGTAGCTCCCGCGACCAGTAAATGCGGCTGCTGAGCAAGGTCAGCATAAAGGTGTTCTCCGATAGTGGATTGACCTAGTAACAGAGGCAGCGCCATTCCACGAGTAAGTTCCGAGGTCATCATTTTATGCAGACAAGCATCAAACTGTATAGTCTGACGGTCTGCACGCGGAACAGAGATTGCGACTTCGCCGAGAGCGCGTTCTACACGAACAGACTCTACAGCAAGAGAGCCTGCAAATTCTTCTTCTTTGTTGAGAATGCTAGAGAACTTAGGCTCACCGAGAGGTTTGAAGTAGAAGGTACGTACCACTGGACCTTCTACCACGCGAGAAAAGAGCGCGCTAAAGCCTAGAACAAAGAGCTTTCTCGTCAGCGTCGTGACTTGATGCTGAATGAGTGGGCTGTATTGTGCTAGGCGTTCAGATTGTTTTTGTGCGGCTTCTGAGGGGAGCATCTATGACTCCTTCTTAGAGAGGTTCTCAAAATACGCCAACTGTTTCTTCATACAATCTGGTGCGATCTCCAAGTGGCATTCTGTTGAGATAGTGTGGACGAAGATCGCATCTAGCTCAAAAACCTTACCTTTAAGCTTTCTGCCATAAGTGATTGAAGCTACTGAAGTTAGCTTCTTGAGCTTTGATTCAAACTCACGCATGTTCATCAGAACCTCCCTCGGAGAATAGGGCGCAAACATCTTTTTGACACTCTAAAGACGTGGCTTGCAAAGGTGGATGATAATCTGCGGTAGCTACTGCATATACCTTAGCAAGTACAGCTTCTTCCATCAGCTTGCAAACTTTAGAACGGCTGTTAAAAGGCATTCCTGCAAGTTTGCTCAGACCATTTTGAAGATGCTTAGACACAGTACGTTCACATAGACCTGAACGTTCTGCTATCTTTCGGATCGGTACAAGAGCAACTTCGGTGTTTTCAAGAAGTTCTTCGTAGGATTTACGACCAGTTCTCATTTTTGTACCCCACTTTCTACTTCAGCTCTGAAACTAGCAGACGCCAGCATCAAGCGATTGACTGGCGCAAGATACTTGAATGCTTGTGCAAAGTTTACCTTGGCAGGGTCGAAGTGTAAAAAGTAGCCTCCGGTTTTAGAGGAGAGGTACTTGAGCAGTATAATCTCTCGCCTATCCTCGTTGCCTTCGCCAAAGTACACAGTGTCAATTGGAATACCAGCGCCAGTGGACATGGCAATCTTGATGATAATGTCGGCACTGGAAGTCCAAGCAGAACTTGTGTCCCAGCTAGAGGACATTTCAGTAGATTCCTCCGCGCTCAACATATCCGTCGGCGAGCCGTCAGTAAGAGCGATTAAGCGTGTGAGCGTGGGCGTGGCTTGGAGAGCTTTCTTGAGAGTGTTAAAAAACGGAGTGCCACCACTCCGTAGATTCATCTCACGAATATCTCCAGCGAGCTTTAAGAGATTACTCTCAAGCTGTGAATCACACGTTGTAGAGTTCATAAAATGTATCGCTACAGAGGTTTGATTGGGGATACAATTACGTAGATACTCGATCATTCCACGTTTTGCATCCTCAATATATCCGCACATAGAACCAGAATCGTCAAACACAATACGATTCCGATCTGGGCACTCGCCGGGTGGAATGTAGCGCACGATTGCACTAGGATTCGCCCCTGCTGGAGCCGTGAGAGCTTTACGAGCTTCGATAGCTGCTCGTTTGGCATCTACGGCGTTTCTAGGATTCGTGATACTGAAAGCCATGTTACTTCTCCTTGTTGTAGCACCAGTTAAACTTACTTGCTGGTGTGTTTGGTATTAAGCCAGCTTCTGCTAGAATGTCAGCCATAATGCGCTTCCTAGCCTCTGTAGCGATTACGAGTTCTTGCAAAAGTCTCTGTATCTCAAGAGCCTGCTTTGTTTTGAAAGGATTCTTAGGCATTGTATACACTCCAGAGCATGTTAAGCTCACTCATTTTAGAGCCGTCGCCGTTGTTTCTGTCAGGATGATATTTCAATGCGGCACGGCGATAGGAGGATTTATCCAACGTATCGCCCATAAGCTGTTTGAGCCTTTGTGCTACAGTTTCTTTCGTCATCGCAGCTTGTGCTACGGGCTTGCCGTAGTTGTAAAAGAAATCTTCTGGTCGCACACGCTTAGAAGAGAGGCTAATACGCTTGTTCACAGCTTGGGCTACCAGGTCTTGAACCTCGATGAGTGTGACTTTTTGTGCGATAGAATCTGTGACAGTGACTAAACGATCAAGCGTGAACTGTCCCCACTCGTCAAAGTAACTCCAGACATTTGTGGCTGGATCATAACTTCTCTGCGCTACAGGCGCGTGCTTGAGAGTTAGTTTACAGATCTCAAAGATCATGTTCTCTATCTTGTCGAGAAAACTAATCGCGAGTCTGCCGGTTCCTGAAGAAGAGAGAACTAGCTCTGTGAGCACAATTTTGCCAGAGGCATCTTTGTGGTGTTCATAGTACACATACATACACGTACCCTGTGACCTTCCCGCAGCGACGCTGCTAAGAATGTGAGTGATGGTTAAATTGTAACGGGCGCCTTAATGGACGTTTAAGATAACCATTGAAGGTGGTTATCCCCGTTCGGTAGACAATTAGTTTCAACGTAGTATCGCTACGTTTACTTACAGTCCCGCCACCGAGAAGGCTTGTCTATGGGACCAGAGTGAGAAAAAGCTACGGAGTAATGCCCCGTTAAAACATTACTCCGTATGCTGTAGCTCAGCAAAATACTACAACCCTGTTCTTACTCCCCAGCTTCAGGAGCTTCGGGAGCTTCAGACTGCGAAGCCAGCAACAGCGCCAAGAAATCCGCCTGCTTGTCCGCCGGAACACCCATAGCATTGAGCTGCTTGATGAGCTTGTCAATGTCAGATGTGGACTTCCGAGTGGGAGGTTCGTTGATAGCAGTAATGAGATCAATAGTCTCACCATCGTGCACAGGAGTCGGCTCGCCGGCCTCTTCCTTGATCTCGTCCATGTAGCTAATAGCACGTGCGGTCTGGATTGCATTGAGGCCGTACTGGAAAATGTAAACACGCTGAGCTTCGTCAGAAACCAGCGTCTCCGCACCAGCCCAAGACTTGACCTGATAACGGACAAACTCGTTCTCATTGAAGAGCGTGAGTCCTTCCTTAGCAGGCCCAGTCCACGAAACAGCCACACCAGCGTGAGGATTAGCAGTGCCATCCTCCAACTTTTCCGGCTCTTTCTTGTCGGACTCAGATTTTACAGCCTTCTTCTCGATGGTAGTCTTGCCGTCGGCATCGGTTCCGAGCTTAACAAACTTGCGATAGGTGAGCTTTTCCTGAGTCAACACACCTGCCTGCTCCGCTATGTTTACATCTGCCATTTGTAGTGCTCCTTTGGTAAAGCATATTCTCCGTTAAAGGAGAGTTAGAGTAGCAGCTTCGGCTGCATGTACTCTCTAGGACAGAGTGGAAGAGAGGAGAATGGCCACGCAGAAGTCTCTGAGAAAGTCAGTTGCTTCTGCTGCCCAAGAGTCTCTTCAGACTCTGTCCTAGAGAATACACCTCACATCTATGTGTGAGCTTATGTGCGTGGTAAAGTATGCGCACCCCACTTAGTGTGCTAGACTTCACGTTCTGACATAGCTTGCTCAATCTGTCTATAAGTAAGACCGTTTACAGATTTAGGAGCTGACACAAGACTGTCGCAAGCCATATCCATCATATCGGCAATCGCATTCAAAGTTGGTTTGGTTGTTCCTGGCTCAAGCCAATAGTCACGACCCTCTTGATCACTCACTTCAACAACGAGTGTGAATGTGACCTCAATTTGCTGAGGAAACTCCGTAACTACTGGCGTTGGTTTAAGATCGGTTGTATCAGGCATTGTACTTCTCCATTCTTAAATGATACGCCTTTCGGCGTCGGTTGTCAAGGGCTAAACAGCTGATTTTCAAGTCATTTAGCGTGCCTTTTGAAGATTTGCAGGCTAATTGATTGACTCTGAAGACGACGCTGAAGCGATTTCACGGAGTACTTGATTGGTCTGAAGCGCTTCTAAAACTATTTTAGCACCTTCAGCACAGCCTTGCTGAAACATGCTCACACTAAATTGATGAACACGTACAGCATCCGTTTCAGAAATGTTGTAGCCTAGCTTAAGTATGAGAATGAGTAACTGTTCTAGCGAATCATCCTCTGGCTTCAGTGAACTGAGTTCTGGTAATGTTAACATACTGGATTCTCCTTTAG